TCGAACTCCCTAGGTAAAGTGTTTATAAAACCTACGACATTCTCTTTGATTGGATTGGGAACTTTTAAGTATAAAAATCTGATATTCTCACCACTTTGAATTGGTTCAAATTGCATGTCTAGACCTTTTTGTTTTATCATATAATTAAACATTAAAGATGCTCTTACATGCATTGGTGTCCCTTTCTTATAGATTGACACTGCATTTTCATATTCTATAAGGTTGTTCACTCTTCTAGGAAATGCAATTTCATAGGGGTCTAGTTTTTTAAATTCAGTTCTTGCATTATCAACAAACTCGTGGACAAGTTTTTCATCACCTTTCATTAGAACTTTGATTGCATCTTCTAGTTTACTACGAACCCATGCTGGTGTTGATGACTTTGCAGTTTCAATACCCATCATTTTAAGTTTAGGTTCTTTTAAACGAACACCTTCGTTGTCATGTACATTAAGAATGTATCTTTTCTTTGCAGTCCAAATACCTTTGTCTGCAATTATCTCTCGACCCATAACCATCTTGTTCTGATATGCATTAGTATAATCTGCAAGTTCTTCATAACATTTTGTAATGACTTCTTGAATTTTACCATTTCCAACTTGGTCTAAGAACTCAATGGGGTTTTTTGGATTAACCTTTTGAACCAGTTCATCAAATCTTACATAGATTGAATCTGTATCAATTGCAATAACATAGTCCTCATCACTACCTAAGATGGTATTTAAGTACTTATTAACTGCCTTCTCGACCCACTTAATTGCAAGTTGTCCACTCGATGTAACTGCTTCAGCAAGAGATAACTCAAAGTACCGAAACCATTCATTACCGATTGCACCATAAGCTGAGTTTAATGAAATCTTACGAACCATCTGATTGTTGTATGCAATTGCAATATTACGATTAAGTTCTTGTTTTCTTCTAGGGTCTTCTGTAATTTCAAATTCTTTTTGATACTCAATCATCTTATTTTTCCATAAGACTCTTTCATCATATAAGTTTTCTAGAATCTCTGGAAGAAACCCCTGTTTTCTTTTACTGAATCTTGCACCATTTGGTGTAGTTGCATAATGACTTTGTATATCAATCTCTTTGTCTAACATCCTATCAACTGATAAACTTATATCAGAAGATTCTACAGATGTCTCTGGACTAATATTGTATTGCATAATTAAATGAGGATATAGAGAATTCAAGTCAAAGGACATAACCCAGTTATGCATTCCTACTTGTGGTTCTTTAACATATGCACCCATAAACTTTTGTTTTTTAGGAGCTCCACCTCTTGATGGTGGAACAATAATATTCTGTTGTTTAAGTCTGTTGAATATTAGAATATCCCAGTATCGAACTTGTCTGAATGCATCAAGATAATTACACTTTGCAGTGTATGCCATCTGAATCAAGAGACCCATTAATCCTAATTTGTCCTCTAGTTCTTCAACCAAAGTTACATCACGAACATTATACTCTAGGAACTTTTGATAATCTTTCTTATAGAATAGATGCATTGCACCAAACTCTTCGTAATTGATTTTACCTTTACCAAGTTCTACTTGTGATATGTTTTCTAGTTTGTAACTGTCTCTTCTTTTAAATGTAAACTTCTGATAAAGTTGTAGGTAATCTACAACCTCAACACCTGTTAGGGTGTATGCTTGTTGTTTTTTACCAAAGGTATCCCACTCTCGAACTGTTGTTATATTCCATGGAGATAACTGGTCTGCAACTGAATTACCAAATAGTTTACTAAATCTATTATAAAGATAAGTGATATCAAACTGGTCAACATTCCAACCAGTAATAATGTCTGGGTAAATCTTTTTGTATTCTTCTAGGAAAGTTTTAAGAAGTTGTTTTTCATTTTGACAATGAAAGTATTTGATTGTTGGGTCGTTATGTTCCCATGCTTGAGTTCCAAAAACATACTTAGTATCTTTACCAAACAACTTGAAACTAATTGCATTTATCTCTTCTGCAGCTTCTGTTGGTTCTGGAAATCCATTTTCACATTCACATTCTATATCAAGATTCATGATACGAACATGTCTTAACATCCACTCAATATCTTGAGGGAAGTATTCTGCAATAAAGGCGTAAGGATGTCGTTCTATTCCATGGACATCAAACCCCTCAACATCTTTCCACTTTTCACGAAACTGTCGTGCTTGTGCAATAGAGTTGAACTTTTTAGGTTCTAGGTTTTTCCCCTTTACAGAACGAAAGGATGAGTCTTTGTTTGTTGGAACATAGAAAGTAGGTTTGTATTGTACTTGTTTTTGAATGTACTCCCCATCCTTGAACTCACGAACAAGAATTAGGTTTCTATGTTGATAAACATTTGTATAAAAGTGCATGTAGTTATTATACTACTAAATTACTTTTTGGTCAACAAAATGTTTTTGAAGGACTTCAATATGATGTTCTGCTTCTGCAATTTTCCTTAGTTGTGTTTCAATTGATTGCATAACTTCTGGATGCTCTCCGATACCTGCTGGATGTTCCATGTAGATATCTAAGTTCATCTTTGCTTCTGCAATGACACCTTCATATTTTAAAATCATTGCTTTTACTATTCGTGTTTTCATGTTATTATTTGTGGGGTTGGTGGAGTAATCACTTTACCAGTAATAGACTCGTATTGATTACGAAGTTTAGTTTCTGGTTCTGCTGTGAATACTATGTTTTTGTGGTTGACAATGATTGTTTCATCTTTTGCCATTGACCCATAAGGAACTAACTGAATGTTAAATCCTTTGTCAGATTGACTCATTAGGATACCAAGAGGGTTCTTTAAAGTAACTGTTGACTCCCCATCATCCTTATAGTTTGTTACAAGCTCTTCACCTGTAACTAATTTCAAATATTTTATACTCATACTTCCTCTAGCATTGTCATTAATCGTTCTGCACGATTAGTAACTTGGTTATACCATCTTGAATCCCTTCCCTCTTTTGCAGCTTCTTTCCAATCGTTAGATTCGATTGCAGCTTTAAAGTTTTTGAATTTAGATAGTCTTGTCATACCCATATTAAAAGTCATATTAACTAAAACTCTTTGAACTTCGTCTGGATAACTTTCTAAGTCTGGATATAACTTTCCACATTCTTCACAATGTTCAAAAAAGTCATGAGTCCAAACTTCATTCACTCTATCTTCTGTGATAGGAGCTCCTACAGACATCCCATGTTCTGGGTCTGTCTCTTTAACTAGGTGTCCTATACCAAAGGTAGGGTAACCTAAATGGTCTTTATAGATTTCATAAACGACACCCTCGTCTCTCATGATTTCTTCTTTTAATTTACTTGGATTCTTTATGTTCATCTTTAAGTAACTCCACGGCTTTATCACCTTGTTGTTCGAGCATTTCAATAAGTATGTCACCCATGATTTGATTAAATTCAACATCGTCTGATATCGTCTCCTTCATTTCATCTGGACATTTACGAACTGCTCTGGTAAAATTTATAGTTGGTGGTTTATCCTCTCCTACTGGTAGGAATTGAACTTCACCATAGGTATATATGATACCAGCATATTTACCATCAATTATTTCTACACCATTCTCACCATCGTTTGAATTGATGACAACTTTGTATTTTGGTAAGGACATTACTGTGCCTTATATACTTGATTTACAATTTTTGATTTGACAAGTTTTTTGTCAACATCAATACCCAACTCTTTACTTTTTTCTAATAATTGTGCTTTCGTAAGTGCAGTTAATCTTGCCTTAGAAAGTTTAGTAGATTTAGGTTGTACTGGTGGTTCACCAATAACTTTATCAGCTGTTTTAGTGACACCTCTGTATACTATTACACCTACTATTGCAAGTGCGAGTATTCCAATAATATATTCTATCATTCTATTTCCTCTAGTGTAGATTCATCTTCTGAATCATTAATTAAATTCAAACCAAAATGTCCTCGAACTTCTTCTAAGAATACCTCTGGTTTACTATTTTCGTATGGGTCTGTTTGACAATTATCTTGTAGATTCGACTCCATATTCATTAGTTCGACTGTTCCATCGATAACTAACATTGCATATCTCCAAGACCTTAACCCAAACCCTAAGTTTTCTTTTCTAACGAGAAGACCTAGTTGTCTTGCAAGGTCACCATTACCATCTGGTAAAGGTTTTACATTTTTGATACCTTGTTCTTTGAACCATGCATCCATGACAAATACATCATTTACAGATGTGCAATAAACTTCATCAACGCCAGATGCTTTGAACTGGTCATACATTTCTTCAAAAGTGGGTAGTTGGAAGGTTGAACATGTTGGTGTGAATGCTCCAGGCAATCCAAACACCACGATGGTCTTATCTTCCATAAGAGCATCTAAGTGGACATCACTCCAATCTCCATCATCCAATCTTTCTTTGAAGATGACATTGGAAAGGTCATTTAAGTTTCCTTTGTTTAACATAATATAAAATACCTCTATAATTTTTACTTAACTATATTTAGTATACCACGAGACTGGAATGCGTCAACCTTTATTTTCTAAAATCCTCTACCATGTTCTGTTAAGAACTCTTTAGATAGTTTTTTAGTTCCAATAGAAATCTTTTTAGGTTTCTTTTCTTCTGGAATGTACTTAGTAATAGGAATTGATAGAATACCATCTTGTATAGATGCAGAACCAACTTCTACATCATCTGCAAGGATGAATTTTCTCTTCCAAACTCTTGCTGCTATCCCAGTATGGATTGCATGTCCATTTGCAATTCTTTCTGGGTTTGGATTTGATTTATCACCAATGACTTTTAGTTCATTTTCTTGAACTGTAATGTCTATATGGTCTTTGCCGAATCCAGCACATGCAACCTCGATAACGAAGTGTTCGTCATCAATTCTTGTGATGTTATAAGGTGGGTATGATTGACTGTTGTTTCTTTGAACATCATCTATTCTTCGAAAAAAGTCATCAATACCAATTGAAAATGGACTAGTCAGTTTTCTCATTTCCTGTAAGTCCAGCGTAGTTAATTTTACCATTTTGTGCCTCCTTGTTTAAGCTAGGTTAAATTGTATTTGGAGCCTCCAAATGAGCACTCCTATTAGTATATATGGGGATTAATCTTTTAAATTCAAGTCTTTTTCAACAATTTCTTTAACTTTATCTAATTTATACCATAAACCAGAGTAAATCTGTGTACTGTCCTTAGATTCTACAATATATCTTTTATAACCAAAAGGTCTTTCTGAGAAGATTCTTACATCTCCATAGTTTTCTTCTAATAATCTCATAGTTCCTATTATCTCACAGAATGGTTATTTGTCAAGTGAATATATTGTAATTGGTTCTTCTTTACCTTTTACTTTAATTGTGTCTACTAATGTAAATGCAATCTCTGGACATTGCATATATGTAAATTCAGATATCAATACTTTATGGTCTAGGTAATCACCTCTTGCAGCTTGTGCTTCAAGTCTTGCACCTAAATTTACTGCATCTCCAATAACTGAGTAATCGAATCTTAATTCAGAGCCCATATTCCCAACAATACAATCTCCTGTGTTAACTCCTATGCCTACATTGATAGGTGGTAGTTTAAGTGGTTCAAGTTCTATGTTAAGTCTCTCTGTTGCTTCGATAATCTCTCTTGCAGTTTCTACAGCTTTACTTGGATGGTCTTCACAATCTAAAGGAGCATTCCAGAATGCCATAATACAGTCGCCCATATACTTGTCGATAGTTCCACCATTCTTGAGAATAATTTTTGTTTGCATATCTAAAAACTTATTAACCAGATTAACTAATCC